TGAGTCTTTTAGTGCCTCCAAAAAATTCTCTTTTAGGTTTTACTCTAAACTCAAAATTAAAACTATGCTTTATCGGAAGCCCTGATATTTCTTCTTTTATCATTACAAAATCTTTTCCTACTTTTAAAACCATTCCGTCTATTTGTTTTTTTCCTGTTTTATCAAATACTTCTACTTCGTCATTAATTTCTAAATCTAATGCCGGAGTTGTTGTTGTTTCTATTTTTTCTTCAAAAAGTCCTATTGCTTTTTCTTCAACTTCAAGTTCTTCTTTTGTAATTTCTGGTTTAACTTTTGGTTTCGTTACCGGCACTGGTTCAATTTCCGGCTTAGTAGCAGGAATTGGTTTAACTTCTGGTTTAACTACCAATTTTTCTTTAACCAAATTAAGAAAATCTTGAGGGGTTTTTACACGATTATACTCATTACGATTAATATAAATACTTTTTACAAACTCTGTCGGCACTAATTCTTCCGTAAGAGGTCGCCCTGTTCTTGTATCAACTCTCAAATATACTATATTTTCATCTACTCCCTTGAAGTATGCCGGACCAATTTGTTGATCTATAATACCATCAAATAAAGGCATCTTTTTAGGAAATGCTATTGCTTTAGGTTTCGTTACTGGCGCTGGTTCAATTTCCGGCTTAGCAGGGGGTTTCTCTGGCAACAATTCCCCAGACACTCCATCTTCTATTTTTGTCTCAGGAAAAATATCCTCCATTTTTATTTCTTCATCTCCTTCCATTTTACCAAGTTTATCCGCAATTTTTTCCCGTAATTCGCTTTCTGTTATCCCTAATCCGTCTGCTATCTCGTCGGGAGATACAGCATTCAACTTTCCTCCAAATATTCTCATATAGTTTCCTTTACCTAATGTTTCTCGCCAATCCTTTTTTACATCCGCCGAAGGAGGACTCATCACTATTACTCCGTGAGCAATTTTATCAATATCGTCCCACCACTCAGGCATTACTTTCGCTTTCTTTGTTGGTATAGGCTTTTCTACTATACGCCCGGGAAGAATAATATCTTCAACTTCTTCTGGAGTTACCGTAACTTCTATCGGCTTTTTTGACAATTCAATCATTGATCTTACATTCTCATCTGAAAAACCAAGCCCTTTCATTTTTTCTGTAAATTCTTTATCTACCTTTACTTTCTCTTTTGCTTTTTTGGCTTGTTTTATTTCTTTTAATGTTGTAATAAATTCTGTTGTCGTAATTGCTCTAGATGGCGCGAGTGGAATTGGCGGACCGCTTGGAGTCATTATTGCTGGTATATATGGAAGGGTAGGAGCCGGAAGAGCTGGGATTGATGATATATGTGATGGAACTACAAATCCAAGCTTCAAATCTATCCTTGTAATAATATCAGGATAATTGATATGAGCTTCTCTTATTTTAGGATTAGGTTCAAGTAATTTAAAACTAATTGGAGCTGGTTCTCCTATCATACTATCAAGATGTTGAATAAGAGCTTTTTCTGCTGGAGTTAAAAGTCCGGACAATGATTTCCCTTTTGTTGTTGGCGAGATTACTTTCCATTGACCGGCTGCTACTTCTTTAGCAATTACATAATCTACATCTCTCTTAAACATTGTTTCTGCCATTACTTTGTTTCTGGCACTATAAGCTAACTTTCCTTGAGGTGTTCCTTTGTATTTAATTGCCATATAGTCCAATTTATTCAATAAATCTGAAGCTTCTTTTCCTATTTTATTATCTAATCTCCATTTTGCCTGATTTGCCAAGAGTTCGTTTTGATAGGCCCTTGATACGGATCTACTGTTTATAGCTTCAAAGAGCATTAATACGGCGGCGGTTCTCATTATCGCAGGAACATCTTCTTTAGTAATTTGTTTGTTTTTAATTAAAGTTTCAACGGTTGTCCAACTTCCTCCAACAACACCGGCTCCTCCTATTCTCATATAAGCCATAGGCAAGGCGTGAGGAACAGCTACCGCAGTTCCCCATCCTATTCCTCTCAATGTCGCTCCTATTAATTTTGTAGGACTAAACTGCCCCTTTTCCATTTGATTAGCCCCTTCTCTAATGGCTTCAACCGCTCCGAATGTAGTCGCTGATTGTGGAGCATAAGATAAAATACGCAAAAGTGTTGCTGCTGTTTTAGTCGGATATTGTTTAGCGAACATTGGAATTTTCCTAGCAAGTAATCCTTTTGTAGCAGGTGCTATCGGAGCAGTAACTGCGGAGGTAGCACTAATAAGCATTGACATATCTAGTAATTCTCCACTAAAACTGGCGACTGCCATTGCCGTAGGATTTTTTTCTTTTATCTCAGCAACTCTTTTTCTCTCATTTTCAATTTCTATTGCTATTTTTTCTCTTCCTTTCTCTATTTCTTCCGATGATATTCCCTTTTTTTTAGCAAGTTCCATTGTTTGCCTGTCAAATTCTCTATCAGCTTTTCTTAAAAAATTAGTAATTCCCAATTTCTTATCAACAAAACTAAATATCTTTTTAATAGAAGTAGCTTCTAAAACTGTATCAGATACAGCTTTTAGTATTGCAGGTTCATCTTCTTTCCAAACCTCCGGTAATCTCTTAATAGTTCCCCAATCAAGCAATTCTCTTAAGGGAGGAGTTTTAACAGGAGCTTTAGGAGTCGGAAATGAAACAAAACCCCCCGGAGCAACTTCTACGGCTTTAGATCCTGGTATTGGTTCTGGTTTTGGCGGACCAAATCCTGCTTCTTTAAGAGCTGTCATAGATGGGGTCATTTCTACTTTGCCCCAATCATAAAGAGATCCACTTTCAAAAAGCTCGCCAAAACGAGCTTTCTTTGTCGGTGTCGGTAGAGCAAATCCTGTTTTTTTAGAAAGCAAAGATTCCAACGCTGAAGTCGTTGGTTTAATAGAAGGTTCTTTCGGAGAAATTGGAACTTCACCTCCACCCATTTTAGATTTTAGTAAATCGTCTAATGCTCCCATTTTATTTAACTTCAAGTTGTCCAGTTTCAGAATTAACTACTACAATTCCTCCTTTCGATAATCTTGCTGTTTTTAATAAGCTCTCAATTCCTACCACATTATCATATCTATCTAAAACTTTTGGATCAATCCCATCAGTTTTTAAAGCAGTTCTTATTTCCTCCAAAGTTGCTCCTGATAAAATTAATGATGTTAATGTATAGGCAAGGTCATTATCAATCCCAACTGTTTTTAAACGAGATATTTGTGTTTTTGTTAATACAGTAGTAACTTTTTCTTCTTCTCCTTTCGCAGGTCCGACATCTACCCATTTACTTCCATCCCATTCGTGCATTCTTCCACCCCAGTCTTTCATTGTAGGAGCTTTTTCCTCTACCGGAACAGCAGCAGCAGTTTGCAGATATTCCGGATAATACCGTAGCAACTCAGCTTCCTCTTCAGCTGTCTGAGATTTTAACTTTGCCTCAACATCGGCCTCGGCTCTTTCCACATAATACGAAAGTTCTTCCTTGGTCCACTCTCTTTCTCTAATAAATGTATTAAGCGCCCGGGTAGCAACATTCTCGGCCTCCTCTTGTCCCCTGGTATAAAGATTACCAGCCAAAGTCATCTGATTAGTTAATCTATCCAATTCTCTCTGCGCTTTATCCCAATCTCGTTTAGCTCTTCCAACCTTAGAGGCTTCTGGTAACCAAGGATTATCATAATGTTTGGCAATAGCTTCATCTCTTTTTTCTTCAACGTCAGCTATTTTTGCCCTGAACTCATCTATCTCAGCTTTTAATTCACCTAGTTTCAGATCACTATAAGCTGTTCCGTAAATTTCTTCAAAGGTTTGTTCGGGCCTTTCCCTAAATTTATTTTCTAAATCCTCAATTCCGTATTCATCATAAATCTTTGTCCTTATTTCTTCTTCCGTTTCCCCTGCCGGTTTACTCAACATTTTTATCATCTCTGGATCATATTTTATACCGAGTTGCGCCCAAAGGGTTACCATGTCTTGAATAGCTGTTTCTCTTTCTAGGTCTGATGTGGCTAATGATATTTTATTCTGTATATCAGTAATTTGAGTTTTTAAATCTTCTACGGTTTTGGCTACCGGAGGTGCTTCTGTTGGAGGTGCCTCTACTGGAAGAACTCCCGTTGGAGGAGCTACTGTTGGAGGTGGCTTTACGGGAGCTTCAGGTAATGGAGAGGGTACTCCCGGTGAGGGTGGCGCTCCTATTGGAGCCGTAGGAGCAGTTGAAATAGGTTGTCCTTGAGCGTTATATCCGGGAGAAGCAGTTCCTATGGGAACTGATTGCTGGGTTTGTTTGTTTATATATGTCCCGGTAGTAGGAGTTGTCGGAATAGTCGGAGTGGTTGGAATTGTCGGAGTTGTGGGAATAGTTGGAGCTTCTGCTCCCGGAATAGTTAAAACTTCTCCGGGATAAATAATATTAGGATCGCCACTGCTAAAACCAGTAATCTTTTGCCAATTAACGTTAAGTTTTTGACCGATTTGGCTTAATGTATCACCTGGTTTTACAATATAAGTTTTCATAGTTTTATTAAAAATTACCTCGATTATTTCTATTTATCGTACCTCCCCGAAGTATGTCTATCCGTCGAAATAAAGGCGTTTCCTTCCTGACTTCTCGAGGCATTGCTTCTTGTATCCTATCCCAAATCATTTCTAAAACCACCTTAGCTTCTCTTTCTTCAATTATTGCTTCAGCAGACCTTTTTTGTTTTCTCAATCCTTTGGCCGTAGCCCACCGTGCGATTGCTTCATCTCCATTTGGTTCCGCATTATAAAAAGGGGTTTGGACAATAGTAGAAGTGCCGGCCAAATCTATTACCACTTCCTGTCCGTAAAATATTACCGCATCACCAACAGAACAGGCATTACCGTTAATGTAAGCATCCCGGTCAAATTCAGCCCAGACCTTGTCTGTTCCAGAAGGATAATCTTCTAAATATTTTAAATAATCCTCATAGGCGATTTTTGTATATCTATCTCCATCAACCGTAGTGAGAAAGATACTTTTCGTTCTTATTTTTGTCGGATAAGTATATTTACCAGTAGCATCGATTGAGTCGGTTTCCTCTTTTTGTAAAAACGGCCAACGTTTGTATGCTAAAGCCCAGTGCATTCCTAAATTAATCCACCGGGTAATCTCGGCTAATGTAAAGAAATCATTATTAGCAATATCGTCATAATCTATATCAAGCCGAGAACAAACTTCTTTTTGTATTTCCTCAAGATGTTCCATAATTATTTTGCTTTATTTATTTCTATTAATATTTCTTTTCTCTTATTAAGTATTTCCTGTCTATTCGCTATTTCTTTTTCTTCCGCCCGGATAGTTTCTTCTAAAACGACTTTATTAACAATACTTGTTTGTTTATTTGAGGGTATTGTTTCCTCAACTTCGTATTTTCCGTTTGGCAGTTTTTTTACTTTAATCATAATTTTTTAAGTTAGTTTATTATTTCCACCAACCTGCGACTGTAAGACTAATAAATCCCCAAGTTATATCGTCAATCTTATATTTCATAATTCTATCAGTATTACAGCCCACTATTATATCAAAAGCATGAGTTACATTTTCTACAAGAAGCTCTGAGCGACTAACATTATAGTCATCGGCATCTGCATTTCTTGCAAGGTTAAATATTCTATTAGTAGTAGCTCCTCTTATTTGTAATCTAAAAAGAACCGATTTTGCTCCTTCTGGAACAATGGAACTCAAGTCTAAATCACGCCAAGTATTGTCAGTTGTAAAACTTCCTGTTGTAAAATCGTGTGATCCGGGTTCACCCCTATCTACGAAACCTCCACCAGTTTCAGGAATCCCATCGTGTCTTAATTCCTCCAAAATATCTATATAATCTTCCAGGCTCGTTTCTAAAAGACTTCGCGGGCTTTTCGGGGTTTCGGGTTTTTCTTCGCTTTCTTCTCTTACTTCCTCTATCTCGCCCTTTTTTTCTTTTTTTAAAAATTCTTTTTCTTCCATAACTAATAACCTAATTCCTCATATAAAAATCCAATATTACTTACATGAGGAAATTGCTGAGTTATTTCAAAAGTCAATTTTATCAAAAACTTTCTGCCAACCATAGAAGTTTTTATTGGTATAAATAACCGGCTGTCTTTAATATCTCTAGTTGTAATAGTTTTCTCACCCACTTTTTTGAAGGGCATATAAACTAAGTAATCATAAGCTTGAATATTTCCTGCTAAAGCAGAATCTAAAGTCCATACTTCACTTGCCGTTCCAGTGCTAGCAATAGATTTAATGTGTCTTACCTCTCCTGCATAAGCACCTTCTAAAACAGTTACTTCGTCTCCTACTTCGGCTGATATATAAACTATACTTCCATCTATTGGAATTTCATTCGCAGAGGTAGCATTAGCTCTTGCTTGAGCTTGCCCCCATAACTGTCTGCTAAAATCATATAATTTTACCTTTACTGTCCAAGCAGGATTCTTATAAGAGAGCCAATAATTACGACTATGAGATAAATCTAAAATTATACCCTCTGCTTTCTTTTTTTTATTTCCTATTCCTACTTTTGGACTAATATAAGATGTTTTTAAGGCGTGATCATCAATTTTACTAATATAATACTCCTGTATTGCAGAATTTTGATCAGTATAAGAAATATAAAGATTAACATTACTGGTTTTAAAAAGAGCTTGTAAGTCAACACTTTTTGAATTACCGGTAGAAATCGGACAAAATTCCCATAATCCTGTTATTAGATCAAGAATATACATACCTTTTCTTATTCTAGTAAAACGATTAGTATCTCCGCAAACAAACAATTTATCACCATCAATCGCCATTCCAGAAGGATAATCAGGTCCAAAATTATAATCAGAAAGATGAAAATCTGGAGATTTATATGATGCTATTATATTATAACCATTAGTTATTAAATACTCCCTACCAGTAGAAACAATCCAAATCCCTTTATATTTTTCTATTGATTCAATTTTATCATCTAACCAAAGCCAGGGAACAATAGAACCATCTGTCACGCAATCCCATAAAATTAATACTCCTCTGTTATTAATATTTGCTCCAATCAACACTCCGCTTTTTCCTGATTTTAAGGCTCTGATTTTAAAGTCATCCGGCAGTTCAAAAGCAGTCGCATTCCAAGAATCATCAGTAATATTTAAAAGAGCTATATTATTATTATGTCCGAACACCACCCAATCTTCATATAAGTCCGAGGGACAGGGAGAATCTGTCGGCGAAAGGTTATCTCCGAAATCTTTCCAATCATCTTGATAAGCTGAACCTTGAGTATATTCTCCTAAATACCTGTCTTGCGCATAAAACAACCTGTTCTTTTGGTCAACGATAAGTCCGTTTCCGTGGCTAGTTGTTGAAACAGGAGTATGTTGAAGCGACCAATCATTTACAATATTTCTTTCAAAAATCCTTCCATCGCTTTTAACAGCATAAATATAAGGATCGTGGGGATCGGCTGAATGATACACTTCGGTAAACCAATTTGTTATTGCTGTGCTTTCAGTATAATCTTTTAGTATTATCCAGCCCGGTTCCATCCCATCCCGCTCAAAAGTCATTCCCTCAGAAAAATAATATTCTCCTCTTTTTTCTCCGTTGCCGAATCCAAGAAATTGATTAATTTGTTCTATCTTTAGTGCCATTTCTTTAGATGTTTTAATATTTTCTCATTTTTATAATCAAACTCACCCTTACTTCCCGGACCAAAGAAATAAGACATATCACCTTTGCTTAATTTTATTTGTTTCATTCTTTCAAACATTAGTTCCATAAATAATTGATAACGGTAGCAATAGGCATCATCTTCTTCCATAAAATGACAACCAGCCTTTTTTGTCCATATCCATTTCTTCCTAAGATTATAATTTTCTTCTGCTTCCGCCAGTATATCGCAAACCTCAGCAAATGCTCTTACCGGTAGTTTCAGATTTTCTTGAGGAATCATATCTTTTTCGGATTCTCCGAGAACCTTTAATCCTTCTTTCATTATATCTTTAAGTAGTCCTAATTTTCCGTGTAAAACACTACCTCTAGCGTGGCCTCGCAAAGGATACTTTTCTCCTATAATTACTGTTTCATTCTCTCCATCTTTATTTGTTCTTTCATAAGCTCTTGCTCCAAACTTACCGTCCGGACCTTTTGCTGTTTCTATTTTGAATTTTCTAAATATTTTAAAAATGTTGAACATAATTTTATTTATGAAGCGAGGAGAGGCCTTATTTTTTCTCTCCCCGCCTCATAAGACAAAAGACGGGGTCATCAGCACAAGGACTGACTAAACTGTTAATTTACTAACTACCTTAGGTGAACGTTCCCCAGAAATACGTCAATGCCTTCCTTCTTTCGTCTGCTATCTTTGCTCCGTATACGATCAAGCCTTTGTAAGCCTTTCCGAAATCACCAATCAAATCTTCAACTCCGCTTTCCTTAAACTCCATCGCAAAAGTGATAGCGGATTTATGTCCAGCCAAGATATAGTAACCAGTAGTATTATTACCAGCCACTTGTTCGTTCTGGAAAACCTGGAATCCCATAAACCATCCAATCATTCCTTTTTGGACAACATCCTGATAAGCCGATTCAACGGCCGGAGTATAACTAGTTGAAGTCTTGATCGCAGCAGCACCTCTTGCATTCACAACCAACCATCTATTATCTTTTGGAATTTTATTCTCATCCAACCTTAAAGCCATCTTAGCAACATACGTATCCATATCAGTAGTTCCGATGGTTATCGCCACAGCCGTAGCAGCTTCAATCACATAGGCAGTCCCGGCAGCGATCGCACCTCCGCTATAAACTCCGGTAGTAGCAGCATCATCACTATCATCTTCAATAACAATATGCGTTGCAGCAGTATAGGTTTCAATTCTGTACCATTTTGTATGCCCTG